ACTGCGCCGCCACGGCGACCGCCTGAGGCCCCTGGCAGTAGCGCACATGCGCCAGGCGCTGCAGCACACGGCCACGCGATCCGAGGCCCAGCGGCGCATCCTTCGCCATACCATCCAGCGCCATGCTCACCGCCTGGCTCGCCCGGCTGATCGCCACCGCGCACTCCACCAGCGACAGGCAGCGATGCCCGCCCACACCGCCCGGCGCATCGTCACCCATCCGCCCCAGCGGCGAGGCGATGGCCACATCCAGAGTGGGGTTCACAACCTCACGGCCCCACGCCTGCAACAGCACCTCCATGGCCTCGATCATGCTTTGCCCCCCAACCCGACACAAAACCCGCAACCCAACACAAACCCGGCACACTCAAAACCCTTATAAATCAATGCCTTCAAAGCAACTGTGTTGGGTGTGTTGGGTTTGTTGGGTTTTTCGGTCCTCGCGTAGCAATTTTTTCCATCCGCATCAGCCCCGTTCAGAGGCTGCAATAAAACACACGCACGCGCGCGCGCGACATCAAACCCAACACACCCCGCACAGCCCGCGCAAAGCCGCGCCGTTGCTGGCCTCACGCTGTGCCGGGTGCGCAAACCAAACCCAACACAACCCAACACACCCAACACACTTTTCGCCATTCTCATGCCGCCGCCCCCTTCAAATGGTCCCAGCCGTCCACATCCCAGCCCGCCAATTTCGCACTCGCCCGCCAGGCCGCCACATGCTGGCCAAGCGCAGCAGCGCTCATAGATGGGGGCAGGGAAGAGTCCGGGTCACTGGGAAAGAAGAACGCCCCGAAGCGCCGGTTCGCACCCTCCGTCCAGGGGATCGACCGCGTCTTCTCCACCTCGGAGCTGATAAACAGGCTGAACTTCGTCTGGCTCATCGCATGCTCGCGATTGCGCTGGCACCACTCGAGGAACAACGCATAGAGGTCAGTCGATAGGCACGCGCCCCACAGCTTCTGCCCCAGCTCCCCGTGCTGCCACTGATGGAGGAACGTCTGCCAGCCGGCCCGCGAAAGCGCCACCAGCCGGCGCCGCGCCTCGGTATGTGGCGGCCGCGTGCGCTCGTTGAAGTCGCCCAGGTCCACATCCAGCAGCCAGCCATAAAGGGCAGCCACGCCGCCGTTCGCCAGCTCCGCGCCGATAGCCCGCTGCCGTTCCTCCGGCAGCGTCTCCAACGGCCACATCACCAGAAAGCGCCGGTCCGATTCACTGATCGGCCACGGCAGGATCTCGTTCGAAAGGAACACCGCATTCATGTGGTTGGCTTCCTCCCAACCATTGATGAACTTCGATTCCATCCGCACCGTCTTGCCGGTGATCAGATGCTTGATCTTGCCCACCTGGTTGTACCGCTGGTCACGGCTCACCACTTCCTCGAATACCGCCCACAGCTTCCGGCTCTGCCACGCGTTGAAGTTCGACTCCAGCTGCGTCTGGCCCACCGTCGCCGCATAAGGCCCATACAGCGCCCCGAAGGTATCGGCGAACAGCAGGCTCTTGCCCGAGCCCTCCATTACCGAATGCATCAGCACCGCCGTGTCCAGCTTCGCGCCTGGGTGCTGCAGCGGAAAGGCCAGCCACTTCACCAGCCAGTCCAGTGGCTCCGCCTCGTGGTTGCACAGGAACGAGATCAGCCAGCGCAGGTTCTCGCACGCCGCGTCATCGCGCACCGGCTCCAACGGCAGCCCCTCGAACGTGTTGATGTACACGGCCGGGTCCTTCGTCATCGTCGGGTCGAACACGATGTGGTCCACATCCACCGTGCGGCGCTCGGCCGAGTTCAGCCACAGCGCATAGGCATCGCCCAGCGCCATCTTCACCGCGCCCTCCGGAATGCGCCGCTTCTTCTCGCGGTCCCACACATCCTTCGTCCCGTCGATGTACACATACCGGTCGATGGGCGTCATCCCAAGCGCCGTGGCCTTCTTGCCCGCCATCCGGCGCGCCTGCTCCAGCTCGCGCACCGTATCCGCGCCGATCAGCTTCTTGGCCACGTCATCTGCCCAGGCCTTCGCCAGCGGCTTCGTCACCAGCGCCTCGAACGCGGTCTTCTTCATCACCGCTTTCTTGTCCTGGTCCCAGACGTGCGTGGTGCCTTCTACCAACGCAAACCGCCGCAGCAACTGCTCCGCCGTAAAGCCCGCCCCCTGCCCCCCGTTGTCGGAGGAGCCGGCCGGCGCAGCGGCTTCGTCAGCGGATGGGGTCGGGGAAGGCTTGCCAGCAGCAACAGCAGCGTCGAGCTGCTGCGCAACCGCCTCCAGCCCCCACGCCACATGCACATCGTTCCAGTCCTGCCCTGCCCCGCCTTCGGCCGGCTGGGTCGGGAAGGCAGCAATGCCCCCCACCTCACCCGCGGCCGCTTCCGCCTTCTTGCGGCCCGGGTTTCCCGGCTTCGTCGGGTCATCGTCACCGGCCACCACCAGCAGGGCATCCGGGCATTGCGCCGCCAGGTCACGCGCCACCGCCGGCATGTTGCCGGAGTCCAGCGCCATCGCCACCGGCCAGCCCTTCGCCATATGCACGCTCGCCGCCGTTGCGTAGCCCTCGGCCTCGCCGATCACCGCAGCCCCGTCCAGCTCGCCCAGCACATGCCGGCAACCCGCCTTGCGCCCGTACTTCGGGAACAGCTTCGTGCCCTGCTCATTGATCGCCTGCAGGCTCCACAGCTTGCCCGCCGCATCGCGCAGCGGAATGGCAATGCTGCCCGCCTTGAACATCAGGAAGCTAATCGAATCAGGCCGCGGCTTCGGCAGGTTGGCGAAGAACTCACGCGTCTCGCTCCCCACCCACACGTCGCAGCGCTGCCGCTCGTCATCGATGGAAAGCACAACGGTGTAATGGAAGTAGCCAACGCCAAAAGCCCCCACCTGCTTGCGTTCCAGGTAGGGGCTTTCGCCTTGCGGCTTGCAGTGCTTGGTCCAGATCAGCTCACAGGCAGCGGCCACGGCTTCGCGCATCACCTGCGCCCTCGCCTCGTCCGCCTCGATCTCCGCCTGCCGCATTGCCCGCCGCGCTTCCGCCTCGGCATTCAGCCGGCGCTTCTCCTCGACGGTGATCGGCTCCCGGCGTGGCCGCCAGCCGTTGTCCTTCGCCAGCTTGATCACCGTGCCCATGCCCGTACCCGCCTTGCGGAACGAGCGCCACACCGTCTTCGCATCCGCCGTGCTGTAGCTGTCAGCACCTGCACTCCAGGTATCCCAGGCATCGAACCCGTTACTGCCGAATTCCGCCTTGATGCCCATGCCCACCTGCAACCAGGTGTCGCGATCATCGGCGGGGATGTACTGCAGCAGCTCGGGAAGATCGGCGAGGGTGAGAGGTACGCGTTCAGACATCACGCGACCTCCGCAAACAGTTCGAGCTGCTGTTCGCCGAACGCCTCGCAGCTTTCCGAGCAGCCGCCGTCCTCGTCGTCACGCGAGCCCATGCGCTCATCGGGAATAACGATTTTGCTCAGTGCGATCAGGTCTTGGGTCGAGCGGTTACCGCGGAAGAACACTCGTCCGCCATTGCCGGCGCCCGCGTCCGGGTAGAGCTTCTCCATGCGATCCGGAAACTCGTAGCTTTCCGGGGCGTCGGCAAGGTTAAGCAGGTGCTTGCGGTCTGACTTTTTCCAACACCAAACACAGTTGCCTTGGCGCTCGATCAGATTCAGGTTGAACGGCTGCTGCTCCCACCAGGCATTTACGTCTTCCTTGTCGATCGGATGCCAGTCCATGAGCGGGTAAACGATGCGCGCGGAGTCGGCGTCCTTCCGCCGGCGGACCTGCTCATCCACACGCAGACCAACAGCAATCTGGTAGTCGCGCTCAGGCCAGACCGAATCGACGTAGGAGTACATCGGGTTCAGTTTCAGTTCACGCGTGCAGTGCGGAAACTTCTGGTTTGGAATGCCGTACTTCTGGATAACGTGCTCGAACGGCAAGCCGTTGCGGCTGGCGGTCTCGAAGGTCACCACGCGGTGCTTCGTCGATACCCGAGCCCCAAACTGCACGTCAGCCTCGACCCACACGACACCAAGGCCGAAAGCTTCATCGCAGCGTCGAACGAACTTAAGCGTCTCCTCGTGCTCCTGGCCGGTGTTGGCAAAGACGAAAAGCAAATCATGCGTGTCGCCCATGGTCCGCTTGATCCACCGAGACATATAGGCCGACGAACGACCGCCGCTGAAACTCACGAACAGGCGAGGCTTAACCACGGCGCACCCCCGCACTCATCTTGTCCGCGAACGCCTGGCAGTCGGTGCACATCCGGCACCCTTTCACCGCCTCACGCCGCGCCTGCGGAATCTCGCCGCCGCACCCTTCGCATTCGCGAAGGCTTTCGCCCTGGTACTGCACACGACTTGCGATAAGGCGCTGCAGCTCCTCGTCCTGCTCCCGCTGGGCGCGCTCGATCAGATGCTCATCCATGGCGCTGCTCCTCCATGGCCTGCTCCGCTCCGGCTACGATGCCGAGAATCTCGCTGATCATCCGGTTCGCATGGCCGCGCAGCGTCTCCACCTCATGCGACTCCCACACATTGTCCGCGGCGCCGTCGTGCAGGCTGCCCACGAACTGGCCCTCGGCCTGCAGCAGCTGGCCCAGCGCACGCAGCGCATCGCGCGTGGCCGGTACCGGCGTCGGCTTGTAGCTCACCACCCCATACACCCGCTCGAACCACGTCAGCACGGCCGGGCCTTGCACGAGCGCAATCACGCGCTCGACATCGTCCGCATGCAGGTGGTGGTCAGGGTAGGAACAGGAAAGGCGCTTCTGAAACGGGCCATACGGCTCGTCCAGAATGGCGCAAACGGCCTTGTGGCCCCCACGGATCGCCTCGCGGGCGTCCTTGTCGATAGCCGCTTCCAGAGTGGTAAGCGGCCCATGTTCAAGCGTAGTAGCGCGCATTGGTAGTAAACCCCGCTGGCTACCATAGCCTTAGGCCAGGGCAACGCCCTATCCTATGGCCACAGCAGCAAAAACCCCGGTCGTATACGTGCTGTGTCCCACCGGGGAAGCTGTTGAGGGAGTCAGGGGTGGTACCCGTCTCCCGGACCGCTGGGTCAAGGCTGCTTAACTTTGGTGAGTGGGCGCCTTGATTCCAGCCTCTACATCCACCTGCCGCCATGGCGACAGGTTTGTTGCTCCGACCCTTGGGCCTGCCGGCTCCGGTCTGCTGGTGAGGCTCCCGGAACCGGCCCCCGCCGATACTGAAACTGTGCTGTGTCCTGGCGGGGTTGAAATGGTTATGCAGCGCGCTTCTTTCGGTCGCCGACAGGTCGAATCTCGATAGCCTCGAAGCCCGCGCTGCCCTTTGAGCGAACGCGGATCTGCCGAGCCGACTTGATCATCTGAGACACGGCGCTTTGAGAAACACCGATCAGCTGCGCCAACTCAGGCTGTGTCTTGCCTGCAGCGAACTCAGAAAGCGGCACGCCAAAGTCTTCGTCCATCGTCCAATCCTCGTGATGCGTGAGCAGATATTAGTAACACTTCTATCAGCAAGCAAGAAGAAAAGACGCATCACTGTTTTGATCGGATAAGCATTGCTTATAGATTGGCAACCATGAAGACCTTCAAAGCAATACAGGCCGATGAGGCCGCTAAACTCAAAGCTATCTATGAGTCCCGCAAACAGGCAGATCCAAGTCTGACGCAGGACGTGATCGCTGATCGCGCAGGCTGGTCTGGGCAAAGCGTCGTGAGCCAGTACTTGAATGGCCGCATCCCGCTAAACCTGCCCGCACTTCTTAAATTCTCAGCGATCTTGGGCTTTGAGCCGTCCGAAGTTAGTCACCGCTTAACGGAAGACTTTCATGTGTATCCGGGCGTCCAGCGCCTTGAAGGCAGGTCTGATGCCGTTCAAGTGTTGTCGGTGAAAGATTATCGCCACAGGTCACCGAAACCCGATCTTTCAACCGAGTCCTTCGCTCCAATCGAAGCCTGGTCTGACGAAACGCCACTGGGGGATGATGAAATAGCCATCCCCTTTTACAAGGAAGTCGAGCTGGCAGCGGGTAAAGGATCTGAGGTAATGCTGGAAACAGGCGGAAGAAAACTGCGGTTTGGAAAGCGGACGCTGCAACGCAAGGGCATCAACGCCGACACCGCGGCGGCGGCTGTAGTCACCGGCAACAGCATGGAGCCCGTACTGCCGGACGGGAGCACG